AAATTCCAATAATCATATAGATCTCCTAAGTATCTATAGTATACTGGATATTTTTCAGAATGTCAAGTGTTTTTTAACCAATTAAGAAACTATAGCCTACACCACCAGGAACTTGTGTTGCTATATCAGCTTCTAATTTTTCCATTTCAGCTTGTGCTTCTTGTTTTAATGTATCACCATTAAGCTGGCTTCCGCCTTGTGGTCCTGCAATAGTAGCAAACTTGCTTCTAGCCTCACCTAGCATAAATTTACATGTTGCAAGTGTGTAATCTTTGAGCCATTGGTTAGCTAGATAATCTGTTATTAGTTCGCTGTTTGGTCTATAATTATAGCATAAAAGAAGTAGGTCTTCTTCAGCTCTAGGTCTTTGTAAAAGTGTTAATTTTTTGTTTGCTGTGTTCCATTTAAATTCAATAAATGAACCAAACATACGTCCTACTATTTCTTGGTATCCAGAAAATAATTCATATGATGCTAGACCGCCCATATTACTACTTGCTAAAAGATATGTATTTGTATATGCTAGGTTAAAAGGTTCAAATAAAGATCCTCCGTCTCCCCCGCCTGTTCTAGAACCTATTGAACGTCTATGTATTTTTCTGACTTCGACAATTTCATTAGGTAAAACATATTCGTTTTGATCAATAATAGTAGGTAAAAACACATAGGATTCTTCTACAGAATTATCAGATCTTTGTCTAAATTTGCTAAATGCTTTATCTAATGCTGTTTGATAATGTATAGGATCAAGCTCTACATCAATCATTCCTCCACCCAGCATTGTATGCACATAATCAAATATTTCTTGTTTCTGAGTTTGTAGATCTGCCATTAATATTCTCCGAATTGTCCTCATAGTATTTATCGTCGATAAATACTTGTATGCCGAGACTTAGTTTATATAAACCAGAACGTGGTAATGATTTTGAATTTTTAGACAAGCAAATACTTGAAATGTTCACTGTTGGTGGTACTGATATGTTTGTTCACAAGTATCTAGGTCCTAAAAATGCTGATGAAGATACTGCTACAGCAGATCAACCTAAATATGATGCTGTAAAACATACTAATATACAGGACTTATTATTCCTAGAAAATAGAGATAGGAAATATGATAAGGATGTATACACAATGCGAGGTATCTACAACGTACAAGATGTAGACTTTGATCTAAGCCAGTTTGGACTATTTTTACAAAATGATACCCTTATGTTAACAATACACATAAGAAGTAGTGTTAAAACATTAGGTCGTAAAATTATGCCAGGCGATGTTATAGAATTACCGCATTTACGAGATGAATACGCACAAAATGATCTAGCAGTTGCGTTAAAAAGATTTTATGTAGTTGAAGATGTAAATCGTGCAAGTGAAGGATTTACTCAAACATGGTATCCACATTTGTATAGATTAAAACTTAAACAAATTTACGACAGTCAAGAATATAAAGATATATTAGATTTACCAGCAGAAGAAGATGCACCTGGAGGTAGCACATTAAGAGATCTACTATCTACCTATGAAAAAGAGATGCAAATTAATAATGCTGTAGTAAAACAAGCGGAAGCAGATGCGGCAAAAAGCGGTTACAATACAAGTCATTTGTTTACATTACAAACGGACGATAAAGGTGAAACAGAACTAGTTACTGTTGATTCTAGTGATATAGATGTTTCAGATGGTATTAGTGTTGATAAAATTATGGTTCCGCCGGATAAAAACGGATACCAAGGATATTTATTAGGCGATGGTTTACCACCTAATGGAGAAGTATTTGGTCACGGCATTAGTTTTCCTGTTGAACCATCAACTCATGATTACTTTCTAAGAACAGACTTTTTACCAAACAGATTGTTTAAGTATGATGGTAATCGTTGGGTAAAACTAGAAGATGGAGTTAGGATGACACTTTCACAAACAGATGATAAGAAAACACTTAAAGGTGGCTTTGTTAACAATACTAAAACAGACAACATTGGTGGCGAAACTGTTCAAGAAAGACAAAGTCTTTCTAAAGCTCTTAAAGCGAAGCCAGATAATTAAGGTATAACAAATGCAACATTTTTATGACGGACAAATAAGAAGATACTTAACTCAGATGATTAGACTTATGAGTAATTTTTCTTATGAGGACGGTGATAAAAAATTAACACAGATACCTGTTATGTACGGTGATATTACTAGGCAAGTTGGTAGTATTATACGTGAAAATTCTGAAAACAAAATACCTAGTGCTCCTAGAATGGGAGTGTATGTCACTGGTTTAGAAATGGATACAGCAAGACTAGCTGATGCAAGTTTTATCAGTAAGGTCAACGTGCGAGAAAGAGCATATGATGCACAAGGGCAAGAATATCTTAACGAGTCTGGAAAAAATTATACTGTAGAAAGGCTTATGCCGACACCATACAACCTTTCTGTAAATTGTGATATCTGGTCAACAAACACAGATCAAAAATTACAAATACTCGAACAAATACTAATGTTATTCAATCCAAGTTTTGAAATTCAAACCACGGACAACTACATTGATTGGACTAGTCTTAGTGTAGTAAATTTAGAAGGTATTACGTTTAGTAGTAGATCAATACCAACAGGGACTGAATCTGAAATTGATGTTTGTACATTACAATTTCAAACACCAATATATATTTCACCACCAGTAAAAGTAAAAAGACTTGGAGTTATTACAAATATCATAACAAGTATATTTGACGAAACTGGTAACATTAATAATATCAATCCAGATAAAATATTTGATAGCTTCGGTAATCAAATACAAAGCGAGCTATCTTCAGACTTTGATAGTCAAGATCAAATTATGCCTGAATTAAACACAGATCATACAGAAGTACACGGCAGAGTAGGAGTATTACCTACTGGAGAAATAGAACATATTACACAGACTGGTAAAGTTAAAAGAGGAACTGCTGATGCTGTATATGGTATATCTCATGTAGGTCATGATTTACTTGTGCTTAACAATACTTTACAATTAATTAACAAAGGCATTGTTGGAAACACGTTATGGACACATTATTTAAATGAGGTACCTGGTAATTTTAGAACAGGGCTTTCACAGATTAGATTAGCTAGAAAAGATCTTGCAAATGATATAGTAGGAACTTTTGCTATTGATCCTAACGATGAGACTAAAGCAGTTGTTAATTGGGACACTGATACTTTACCTAGCGATACTATTATTACAAGTGCGTTACAAGAAAAAGCAAAAATAGACTACATTCTAGATCCTACAAAAACAAATCCAACAAGTCTTAAAACAGCTGGAAACAGAATTTTACTTTTAGGTGCTATAGGTTCTACGTTAAACGTCGACGGTGCAGATGCATGGAAAAATGCAGATGGCACTGACTTCATTGCTAAAGAAAATGATATTTGTGAATGGGATGGAACTAAATGGGTTATAGTATTTGACGCCTCCAAAAAAACAAATCAATTAACAGATGTTACATATGTAACCAATTTAAACACAGGTATTCAATATAAATGGGATACTTTTGAATGGGTTCTTTCATTTGAAGGCGAATATCCAGACGGCACCTGGCGTATCGTATTTTAAGATAATTACTTATATGAATAATATTGTTTGTAGTGGTGCTCTCTTCTATACTTTAGACACCCATAGATTTTTATTTTTATTTAGATCAAATGGAAAAAAAGCAGGATTATGGGGTTTAGTTGGAGGAACAAATGAAGGAGTAGAAACTCCTTTTGAAGGGCTACAAAGAGAAATTAAAGAAGAAATCGGTAGCTTACCTGAGATAAAAAAAGTGCTTCCTTTAGAATCTTTTGTATCAAATGACGCACATTTTCATTTCCATACATATCTCTGTGTAATAAAAAATGAATTTATACCAACACTAAACAACGAACACAGCGGTTATGCTTGGTGTAGTTTTAGAAACTGGCCTAAACCTTTACACTTAGGGTTACGTAATACCTTACAAAGCAAAGCTAATCTAACTAAACTAGAAACTGTATTCGAAACAATTAATTTACTTGACAAGTAAGTTTAGAGAAAGTAAAATGAATTTATGATAAGAGTATACGGTGACATCATGTTAGATAGATGGATACTAGGAGATGCCACACGGATAAGTCCTGAAGCTCCTGTACCTGTTTTATTAGAACAAGAACAAAAATATAGTATAGGTGGAGCAGGAAACTTAGCTCTTAATATACAATCTATCAACGGAGATGTATACTTATATGGAAATGTTGGACAAGATAAAGAAGGATTTAAACTACTAGAATTACTTGGAGCAACAAAATTAAACACAAATATTGCTAGTGATCATGATATTACTACAACCAAATCTAGATTAGTTGGACAACAAGGACAACACATTGTACGTTGGGACAAAGAGAAAAAATACACAGGCCAAGATGCATTTGAAAGATTAGTATCTTCTATTGAAGCACTTGACATTATCTGTATAAGTGATTATAACAAAGGCACAGTTACAGAAGCTACAATAGAAAGAGTTTTAACCAAAACAAATAGAATTCTTGTTGATCCAAAACAAAATTATAAAATTTATCGCGGTGCGTTATTAGTCAAACCAAATATGAAAGAGTATAATGAATGGAACGGACCTTATAATCCTGAAACAGCATTAGATTTTATGAAAAAAAATAATTGGAGATGGTTGGTTGTGACTGACGGTGCAAACGGTATGCATGTTCTAAACGATAGCGGAGAATATAAAAGATTTATAGAACCGGTAGCAGAAGTTGCAGACGTTACTGGAGCAGGCGATACTGTACTAGCAATAATTGCACACGGTATAGAAAAAGGTATGGGAATATTTGATGCTTGTAAGATAGCTTGTTATGGTGCTGCAAGGATAGTTGAAAAAAGAGGTGTGGCAATAGTAAACCATTTAGATCTAAATCAAGGAATAGTTTGGACTAATGGTGTATTTGATATATTGCACACAGGACATTTAGAATTACTTAGATATGCAAGCACACTTGGTAAAAAACTTATTGTTGGGATTAACAGTGATGAAAGCACAAAAAAACTTAAAGGAAATGATAGACCAATCAATAATCAATCTGTTAGAAAACAAAATTTACAAACTTTGCCTTGGGTAGATGAAGTAGTAATTTTCAATCAAGAAACACCTAAAGAAATAATTAGTAAGACAAAACCTAATATAATAGTAAAAGGCGGAGACTATACAGTTGAGACTGTAGTAGGTAATGAGATTGCTAATGTAGTAATTTTTCCTACTGTAAAAGGACATAGTACAACTGAAATTATAGAGAAGATGAAAAAATGAAAGCTGAAACACTTGCGGAAAATATTGTAAAAGGATCTGGCGGTCATGGACTTAAGAAAAATCAATTAATAAAAATTTTTAACAATATAGAAAATTTAGAAGATTTTGCTTACACTTTAAAAAAAGTTTTAGAACACGGTGGAAAAGATTATCTTACTACGCAGGTTTTTCAAACTGATATTCCTAGTTTCGATACCTTTACAAAATGGTTTCATATAGATGAGAAATACGATAACAGTTGGGGATTTGATAAAAAAGATGCAGGTTGTTATATGTATGGATTATACAAAG